ATACTAGGTGTACCTGAGAGTAATCCCCACTTAAATACTTGAGTAGTGCCTTGAAAGCCAAAGAGGTAATCTTTGTATTCGACTAAACAACCGTTTTGCACTGCTCCGTTTCCTTCCGAAGAGGCTGGAAGTGTCCAAATTCCACTGGTAGCATCAGCTTTATAAACAATTTTAGTCAAACCAACTGATGTTTTACCTAAACCATATAATTTAGAGGAAGAAGAATGGTAAACGAAGTCTTTTACTAAATACTGTTTCAAATCAGTAACAGAAGTTCCAGTTTCAGTATCAGCTTCAAGTGAGCGATAGGGAGTGAGTTTACCTGAATCAGTAAAACAATCGAAGTGTTTGATTGTTTGAAACTTAGACGAGTTCATTTCCCGTGAAGAGTCTGAAATTCCACCTGAGAAGTTTTTTATTTTTATTTCGGCAATCTTACTCATATTATGGTTTATTTATATTAGTAATACTTGTCGTTGGTTTGGCGGTATTTGATAATTCTCCTTTGTATAAAACAACACTTGACGTTGATAATGAAAAACTACCAACGGTGGCAGTCATTGAGTATGAATCTGGAAAAGGGTATTGAATACCAATAGCATTAGCATATAAAGCTGTTACTTCAGCGGCAGAAAGAGCTTTTGACCAGACACCTACTTCATCAACGTATGCAGACGCATATTGAGAAACAGTCCCATCGTTAGCATCTCGACTCGCTCCTACTGAAAAAAACCCACCACCACCCCAGAATGTAGTTCCATTGCTAGAGGCGGCGGTACTTGTTATTAATGCTCCATTTACATACAAATGGATGCTGGCTTCATCATAAACACCGACGACATGATAAAAATTAGCCGTTCCAAGTGTAACAGTGTAGTCTGCATAGGCATAAGCTAGATTGTTTCTACCGCGAGATAATCTTAAGCGTCTACTTCCGGCATTATATTCATAAGTCAAAGTTAAAGAAGTACTTTGGCTTACTAAATCAATAAAGGCTTGAACACCAGAGGCAATTTCTGTGCGTTGCTTTACCCAAAAAGAGAATGAACAAGCCCCATCTGAGACTACATACCCTGTTCTAGTTAAATATTTTGTAGTATTAATGGTACCAAAGTCAGCCCCATTATTAATTTTAGCAGCGGCATAGGTAGTGGTTCCGTTATTAGTGAGAGTACGAACGTTACTAGTAGCATCACTGGCATCGCCAGACGATTCATCTAATTTCCAGTATGAAGCTAAACTGTCAATAATTGCCATACTACACTAGAGTTAAAATACCGTTACTTGCATCAAAATCAATCGTAAAACTCTGTCCACTCGATAAAGTAATAGAACTTCCGTAATCTAAATAACCAATCAATTCATCGTTTGTAGCGGTGTCATCGTAGATGTAAATATATCGAAACGGACCAACTGAGCCGGTGGCGGTTAGAATAAGGTCAGCTAGTACTAGTTTATAAGTACCACTTGTCTGGGCTGAGGAAGTGGTTGTAATAACGCGACTTGATAAGTTGGTATAAGACACTTGAGTCAAGTCAGATAACTGTGACCAACTGGCTGTGTGTGCAGTGTTTGTAAGAGCTACGGTTAGCGTATCAGAACCAAGGTTAAATACCTTTTCCGCTAGTTTTTCGACAAATGAATCTATTTTTGTGAAGGCTGCCATATATTACATTGAGTTTACGGGTACTGCGGTCATTACTAATTTCTCATCGGTATTCCTGTTGCCGAAATACTTTTCCATTTTCTTTTCCTCGATTTGTTTCTCTATACTAATCGCTTGCAAGCTAGCAGAACCTATACCAGCCAGTAAGGCATCGTAAACGGCATTAATAACGTACCCACGGTGCAATATTGGTGCTACACCGGGTGATTTTGTCGTATCAGACGCAGTAAAGTACGAACCTGTGCGCTGAAAATAAAACTTAATACCATCAGTCACACTCACGGCTGGTTTTGGATAGAGACGAATGATATTATCCGCAATTTTGTCATATTCCAACGGAAGTCCAGCTGGAATATTGTATTGGTCTAACGCCATGTCGATTTGAGCCTGGTCAATCACTGCTAGTTGGCGGTAGATACCAGAAGCGTCAAGGATATCAATACGGGTTAAATTGAGAATTGCATTGCCTTGTTCGTCAGTAAGGAATGAGTAGTCGGATTGATTAGCTACCAGGTTAGTTGTACCAATTGGAAGCTTTGAGTGATTGGTATCGTCCCATTGGAAGCGTCTATCAGCTCCTATGGCAAATCCAGTCACGGTATCATGATAGTTATTGACTGAGTTTACAATCCGACTAGTTGGATATTGAGTTGAATCAACTCGTAACATGTCGCGCACTTGCTGAACTATGCCTGTGTTGCCGGTACTTTCGCTAAATGGAATACTCATGATAAATTATTTAATTACTATATCCAAACCCCCACGAATGAGGGTCTGAGATAGTACTTAATCTGGAATGACTGCGGTTACAACGGCACCAATAGCAGAATAGCCATGAGCCATCCAACCAATAGTGTTGTTAATCTTTACTACTTCCACTACTTGAGTGTCAGTCATGAGATATTCCTTTGTTCCGTCACAATCTTCACTATTAATTTCTTCTGCACTTGAAGCTGGCGTTCGCATTTCAAAGTTTGCACCTGCTGAGCAGAGCACTGTGATAATGTGTCCGTCTGGGCAAGAAGCAAGAGAAGGTAATACAATGAAATCATTAGCATCAGTTGCTACTCCAACCACCTTTACTGATTTTGTCAGTGGAGGTACTGAGTTACCAGTACCTTGTGTAGCTGCTGCAATTAATGAAACCGGTGTAAGTTCAATTCCTGCAAGTCTTGGGGTACGTCCATTTGATAAAGCCAAATTATTTTCCTTTTGATTCCGATACTAATTCCTTAAAGTAAGGAGCCAGCCGTTTTTCTTCTGCCCGCGCTCTAGGGTGGTGGGCATGGCACAGGGTTATACCATTATTGACCTCGTAACGTAATTCTGGGTATTCTGACCATATAAGAATATGGTGAGCTTCGATTCTGCCGAGACAGTCTGGGTTGGCTATCTTGCATTTGAAGTTATCTCGTAGCCAAACTTGTCTTCGCCAGTCTTTATAAGCTGAGTCGTTGCGTTCTTGTCTTTTTACTAACTTTGTTCTGTCTTGAATCCAGTGTGCATGGTTCTCTCCTGAAATCATCGGCATTTTCTTGCCTTTATTCCACGGAATATCGCCAATTCTACGGCCAGCATTACTGAGTTGAGGAAGTTCTAATTTAGACTTTCCTTTATTCCAGGGGGTGACGGATTTATTTTGACAGACACTTGTACAAAAGCGTCTTTTATCAAACTTAGAGGTTTTTACTTTGAACAGAACTCCACAACACTCACATAGCTTTTCTTTCATAATAAGGTCAATTTATTACTGTATTTCTATCTATACAGGGGTGGAGAACGATTGACCCGTTCCCCAACCCCATATAGATAGGGTGTTGACTTTATGCCAACTTATGTTCTAACTAACAAGGATATCGAACAAGACCGGGGTCATTTTTGCCCAGCTCATAAACTTGTAGTCAATACGACTTTCAAGACCGATACCTGAGATTTGCGCTCCGCCTACTACTGGATTGATGATAGTCTTTACCTTTCCGTAAGTTGACTTCACAACTCCAACTGCAAACGCTTTCTTGACACCTCCGAAGACGTGACCAGATGCGTTCTTAGATGTTGAATAGTGTTCTACACCCATGTACTTGAAACCTTGCTTGATACCGTTCTTTAGAACATCGTCAGCGGTACTGAAACCTTCTGCTGATGCCATCTTTTCAACGAGTTCAAAGTCAGCTTCACGCCATTGGATAAACGCTCCGTTTCGATTCATAAGGTCTCCACCACCAGCTTCACGAATTTCTCGCTTTACACCTGTGATAATGTCCTTAACGTTTGAAACTGAAACAGTGATGTTACCAGCTGCACCTCCGATAGAAGCGTTGTCAAAGTTAGTCCACTGAGCGTGTTCAGCTAGCATTGCAGTCTCCATTGTCTCGTTTAGGAGTGTACCAATACGGTCAGCAATCTCCATGAAGTCTGAAAATGTCTTTTGTGCTAGGTCAGCGTCATCAATGTGTTCAGCTGCGTACTTGTAAGTGTTGATAGTTACAGTGTCATCAGTTGTTGCGATAGCAGTTGATGTGTAACCTGTTCCACGTGTACCTGTTCCGATAGTTGGGTCAGTCAAGTAAGGATTTCGCCAGATACCTGAGTTTGTGTATTTTACGAGACAGATTTCCTTCCACACCATTGGTGCAGATAGTCGTTCCTGTAGTTTTGTCTCATACTCAATAGTTGGGATAATTGCCATTTTAGTGTTAATT